CCCGCGCCGCAGCCCCCGCCGCAGCCCCCGCCGCAGCCCCCGCCGCAGCCCCCGCCGCATCCCGCGCCGCAGCCAATTCAGCGTCGGTTGCATCGCCGGTTGCGTGCCGCTCGGCCGCATCCAGCGCCGCCAGCGAACGCGGGTCGGTCATCAGGTGCTGCACTTGCCGCGCACACCAGACTGCGTAAAGCCGGATCTCGCGGTCGTGGCCTTTGACCGCGCGCAAGCACCACAGTGCGTCGTGCAGGCCGTTGGTGTCGAGGATGGTGACAATCGACAGCGGCTCGTCGTCCGCCTTAGTCTTGCCGAGGTGCGCGAGCAGCTTCGCCCAGCCGGGGGCGCACAGCCCATCCGCGCGGATCAAGTTTAAAGTCGTGTTCACGCCGTCACCCCCGCCTTAGCCGCCGCAGCCTTGAGCGACGCTCCGTGCGTCGCCCACACTGCCGCTTTGGCATCGCTGCCCGGCATTGCTTTAAACGCCGCCTGGAGCGCATCGGTGCCGTCCATAGCCGCCTCGCGCAGCCTGGATAGCACAGACTCCATCTCCACCTCATCCGGGGCGCTGGCGGGCTTCTGCGCGGCCTGCGGGGCACGCTGCACCGCTGCCTGTCCGTCGTCATCCTCTGCCGGCACGCCAAAGGCAGCCATGAGCGAGTAGCGCCGCGCGTAAGTCGTCGCGCTGCCAAACCCCTGCGCGTCCTGCTTCGTCGCCGGCAAGAACAACGGCCCGCAGGCAATCGACTGCCCGCTCGCGTGGTGGATGATCGTTTCTACGCAGACGCCGCCTTCCGCCGCGTGGAACACCTGTCGATACCACAGCCCGTTGTCCGACAGCGCGGGCTTAATGGCGTCGGTCACTGCGGCGAGGTCCGCGTACTTGCTGCGAAACGCCGGGTTGACCTTGCCGCGAATCGCGCCTTCGATCTGCGCAAACGCCTTCGCCATTGCGGCGGACAGTTCTTTGATGTCAGTCATCGCTTCCTCCTGTTGCTGTTGTTCGTCCGTCATCTGCTGCCGGCTCATGCCGCCAGCAGCCCAAGCGCCCACCACGCCAACCCCGCCAGCGCGCCCCACAACGCCGCGCCGAGGGCTATGGCGGTGATGATCCCGCGCGCTGCGTCTAGGCCGTCTTCTGCGTGCTGCTGATCGCGCCAAGACTCGCTGTGCTTGACGCCGTGGTCGAGGCTGAGCAAGCGGCCGGCGCGGCGGCTGTATGTAGGCGTGGTCATGGCTGCTCTCCAGTGGCGCGGGCGATGGCGGCCACCGCCGCGATGAAGTCCGGCTCCCGAATAGCGTCGGTGTCGTTGTTGCCCAGGATCGCTTTGAGCGCCGCCAGAAGTTCCGGCGCGGCGGCGATGAGGCAAGCGTCTACTTTCGCTTGCGGCCGGTTCATACTCGACTTGACGTTGCAGACAACCACGCCGTTAGGCGCAACGATGTACGGATAGTCGCGGTGCATTGCCGGCTTACCGATAGACCACGGGCCGGGCGTGTGCTTGCTCATTCCGCGCACTCCTTAGCCGCCTCGAAAGACGCCCGGTCCAGCGCGTACCGCTCGAACAGGTCCGCGCGCCGGTCCAACAGCAGGCTGACGGTCACCGCGTGCGGGTCGCAGCGTTCAGCGATGTAGTGCGCGAGGTCGGTCGTGATGTAGATCACGCCCGTCCCGGCCGGTGCCCACGGCCCGGCGTCGACTTCGTAGCTGTACCGGCTGCGGCCGTCGAGGACGCGCAGCAACTGCTCATAACGCGCATCGACGTAAGCCGCCTCGCGCATTTGCGCGGACACGGCGCGGGCGGTGACGCGGTAGGCGTCTGCCAGGGCGGGTTCGGGGAAGTTGTACATTGCGTCCTCCAAGCCGCTGTTTGTGCGGCATGGGGAGAGTATCGCCCGAGCGATATCAAAAGTCAATCGCCGCAGCGATAAATTTTCCGAAAAGTTGAAGCGGAGCCTTACGCGCCGCGCCGAGCCGCAGGAAACGGGTTCTCTGCGGTGGCCCGAGATCCCAAGCCGTCGCGCATGGACCGAGCTACGGTCAAGAGCGCTTCGCGCTGCGCGTCGGGTAGCTGGGCATAGATCGTTAACAGTTCGCTGCCGTCCGGGCTGGCCGGGGGCGACGGGGCGGGAGATCCGCGCCCACTGAGCAACCAGTCGGGGTTTGTAGCCAGCGCGCGGCAGATTGCGGTCAGCGTCGGCCCCATCATTACCGAGGTGTCGCCGCGCTCAATGTCTGACACCGCTCCTTGAGAAACTCCGACAAGTTTCGCAAGCCGGACTTGCGTCAAGCCTTGCATCTTGCGAAGGGTGCGGACCCGGTTCCCAACGTCGGCCATCCGCAAATGATCTAGCGAAGCCGTATCGCTATGGCGATTGACAAGCGGTATCGCCGCAGCGATACTAGTGGGCATGACGAAATCAGAAGCGATTGAGTGGGCAGGTGGCACGCAAGTCCTCCTTGCTAAACGCCTTGGGATGCAGCAGCCGTCTATCGCATCGTGGGGCGATTCGCCCCCGCCGCTGCGCCAGATGCAGATCGAGGTGCTTTCCGGCGGCACGCTGAAGGCCGAGCCTTCCTGCTACCCGCAGGCAACCCCCGTGCCCGAGGTGGTTGTCAAATTGGTTGTCAAATGAACCCGTTCGACACTAGCGCCGGCCTTGCTGCTCACGCTCGTTTACCGGCGGGCCAGCAGCACCGGCCGTTGGTGGACGACACCGACGACACCATCGCTGCCGCCTGCCGCAATTGGCGCGAGCAGCAGGCTCTGTTGGCCGAGCGCGCTGCCCGACGCAAAGAGTGGGCGAGGGTTAGGCGCGAGCGGTTTGCGGCCGAGGCGAAGGCGCTGGGCATGACGAAATTGCAGTACCGCGCGCACAGGCGGGCGTCGAAGTGAGCAGCGGTACGCCGATACCTAAGCCGCGCGTGACGCCGATGTGGGTGCCGACGGTGCGCGGACGCCCGAAGTACGCACAGGGCCTGTACGCCTTTCGTAAAGAGGCGGTGGAGTCGCTGGTTTTGCTGTACCGAGAGTGGGGATTTGAGGGTCAAGAAGGCGATTTTGGCGCTCGCCGCGTCTGGATCGCGCTGGGGGACAAATGACCGACACCTCATGGATGCGTGGCGTCGATCTGGCATCCGGCCGGGCCTCGCCGCAGGGCCTGCCACGCGAACAGCGGCTGGCGCATGAACGGATGGCTGCGCTGCCTAGGCGGGTGCATCTGAGACCGCCTCCGCGCGATCACTTCAAGGAGTTGGGCCGGATCGGGAATGCGGCGCGGCAGCTTTTGCCGAAGTCGCGGGGGTCGAGGGCTAAGACGAAACCAGTACGGAGTGACGCGACAAGCGAGTAGCTCCAATCACAGACAGCGACATCTGGTTGTCACCGTCGGAAGGCGGTTCGCTCTGGGGATGTCGCAGTGAGGTGCAAGCCAGAAGGGGCAAGGCTGCCATAGCACAAGGGTTCCCACTCAACCCGGCAGAGGAAGCGACGGAGTGGTGCGCGAGAACGGCCGAAGGGCGGATCGCAACAGCAAGCCTCTCAACTTTGGCGAGGGGCTTGCCGATGCACGTCCCAACCTCAGGGCGGATAGGGGGAAAGCAGTGAATAGAGCATTGATCAGTACACGCACGCGAGGAGAAATAGATGGATAGCAGCAGCAAAAGCGCCGCAGACCAGCAAAAAAAGCGCGCGGCGGTTGTGTTCGATGCCGAGGTTTCTGAACGACGGATCTTGATCGTGCCGATCCATACGATCCGACACACGCCCTACAACCCTGCTGGCCGCACAAAGGAAGGCGACAAGTTGCGCCGACTGATTGCCGAAATCGAGACTCGCGGCTTGATTTACCCGATCTTGATTACCGCCGACCGAGATGTGATTGACGGCAACCGCCGGCTGGCTGCTTGCCGTGTGCTGGGGCACGCGACGGTCGAGTGCATTGTCAGCGACTTGGACCGGGACGAAGCGTTCACCGTGGTGAACACCACCGGCATTGCCATCGGCGGCAAAGGCTGGCTGGAGATCGGGATGGGCGGCGGGCACATGCCGGCCAAGCAGCGGGCGCAGTTCGATGAGTTGCACGAATTGGTCGGCAGCTACGGCATCAAGGTGCTGATCGACCAAAACCTTGGCCTTAACGTCCTGCCGTTGTGCAAGTCGGTGACTGCGCTGGATGCGAAGTACTCGCTGTCGGCAGTGGTGATGCGCGTGGCCCTTGGGAAGCTCACGAACAAGATCAACGCGGTGATCCGCAGCGATCTTCCGCGCGCCGACAAGGTGAGGTCGTTGGACGCTCTGTTCGGAGGGGCTCTGCAATGAACATCCCCTGCAAAGCGGGCGTGTACCAGATGCCGGAACAAGTTGCCGATGCGTACCGAAAGATTTACCCGTCCGCCGATGAGCAGTTCGCGCGGATGGTGATCTGGCTGGAGACGCACGCTGCCCGCCGTCCTGCCAGCGAGAAGTCGGCGCCGAGGTTTGTTGCCAACTGGTTCAAGAGTGTGCCCCGCGTTGCATACACCGCGCACAAACAGATGAATGATCTGCGCGCATTCACGGTCCAATCACTGACGGGCCAACGAGGAGCTATCAATGTCATCGACATTTCACCAGTACCAGCCTCTGCCGACAGAGTGGGTGGAACGGATTTTCGAGCGGATGACCGCCGTCTACGGGCACCAGAAGATTGCCGTTATGTGGACTGGAGCGGAGCCGGGGAGGGTCAAGCAAGTGTGGGCTGAAGCGTTGGGCAAGTACCCGGCGGATGCGGTGGCGGCTGCGGTGCGTGCCATGCCGGATGAGTGCGGGCCGTGGCCGCCGACGCTGCCGGAGTTCGTGGCGCTGGTGAAGGGGCAGATCCAGGCACCGGAGCACATGCGTGCGCTGCCAGTGCCGCCACGCACGCAGGACGAGATCGCCGCAGGTGCGGAGCAGATGCGCCGAATCCGGGCAATGCTTGGTGGCGCGATTAAAAGGGTGCCGGCATGAGCAAAACGATGCAGATTCTCGCCTTCTTGGCCGAGCCGAGGACGCACCGCGACATCGCCGAGCGGTTTGGACACTTTGCGGCACTGCTGGATAACTTGGTCGCCTCGGGCGCGGCGCGGAAGTTCATAGGCGCGAATGAGCGGGCGGGTGACAAGTGGCAGCGGGTTGCGGTGCGCCACTACGTGGCGACCGGCCTTCCGTATGACACAAGCAAGTTGCCAAAGCGTGTCAGATCATGCTTAGAAAAAGAAAAGCACCGCGAATACATGCGCGAATACAATCGCAAAACACGCGAATTAAGAAATGACGCTGCCCCTTCCTCGCGGGATGCCGAGATGGAAACCCTGCGCGACGAGAACGAGCGGCTGCGGGTGACGATTGAAAACCAGCGGATCAGGCTAGCGCAGGCAGAGGCGCGCAGTGAGTGACGGACACCAAGCCCGAATGCACGCTCTGCAAGCACGCGCACACTTTGCGCCACGCCTTCCTAAGCCCGGCAGCGCCCACGGTGCTGGTGTGCCGGCATGCCAGTGCTATCCGGCTCAACGGCGGGCCGTGGGCGTGCAGCATCGCAAGGGATGTGTGCAGGGGGCGGCGCTATGACAAGCGATGAACCAACCGCGCAGGTGCTGCTGATGCTTGAGGACGCTATCCGCCGAGTTCGCAGGGATGGCGCTCAGTCTGTCGAGATGGTGCTAGTGCTGGCCGACGACACTGCGTGCTATCGCTACTACCCGCCCGCGCTGCTGGCTGGGATGGTGTGCGAGGGGGGCGTGCAGTGAGTCCCACCGTACGCTCGCTCGCTCATCTGCGCGACCAGGGCTACCACGTAGAGATCGTGGAGCAGAACAAGCGGGCAGGCATCAAGGTGTGGAAGCAAGACTTGTGGGGCTGGGCGGACTTGCTGTGCGTGCGTAGGGGCGAGGTGCTGGCTGTGCAGGTGACCAGCCGCAGCAACGTGTCATCGCGCGTCAAGAAGATCACCGACTCGCCGCTGCTGCCGCTGGTGCGCGAGGCAGGCATCCGGGTTCTGGTGCATGGCTGGGATGCTGACAAACTCAAGGAGATCGATCTTTCATGAGCGAGTATCACAAGATCCAAAGCATCTTTAAGCGCGACATGACATCGCCGCGCAAAACGCTGATTGAAGGCGACTGGACGCTGCCCGAGTTTGAGTATTTGGCCGGCAACCGTTGGGAGTTCTCCGAAAAAGTAGACGGGACTAACATCCGCGTCACTCTAAAGGACGGCGCAATTACGTTCGGCGGGCGCACTGACGAAGCGCAGATCCCGGCAAAGTTGGTGGAGCGGCTGAATGAGCGGTTCTTACCGCAAGCCGCCCTTATGGCTGAAGTGCTGGGCAATGATGCGGTGTTGTACGGCGAGGGATACGGTGCAAAGATTCAGAAGGTCGGCGGGAGTTACCGGCCCGATCAGGATTTTGTGCTGTTTGATGTCCGCGTTGGGCCGTGGTGGCTAAAGCGGCCGGATGTGCAGGACATCGGAGAGCAGTTAGGGCTAGACGTAGTGCCCGTAATTGGGTCCGGCTCGCTTCACGATGCTGTGGCATGGGCCAAGCGTGGTATCCGCTCGACATGGGGCGACTTTGAGGCCGAAGGCATTGTGGCGCGGCCGTCCGTTGAACTTCAGACGCGCGGCGGTCAGCGGTTGATAGCCAAGATCAAGTGCCGGGACTTCCGCGCGTGAGAGACATCAACGTAGCGGACACGGCCCGCGCGGTCGCTGAAGCCTGCCGCAAGGGTCCGGTGACGCTGTACTGGTCGCCCAAGAAGGCAAAGCTCTGCCTCGCCGCTGATACCGCGATAGACGCTAAATACAGCGCGCACATCTTGGGCGTGTATCAGCAAGGCGTGCCGGAGTCGTGGGTTGCGGAAGATGTGTCGGATTGGGTGGCGATGCGGACATTGCAGAAAGCGAGGGCGGCATGAGCGATCCGGGCCAGGACTTTCGGGACGTCATGAGCAACTGGCGCGACTGGAATCGCCGCTCGGATAGCAGGCTAGGCTACCCGCCGCGCTCACTAATGCTTACGGGCGACGGGGTGGTGTCGGGCGAGTCGTATAGCGACATCCCGCAAAGCGAAGCTTACGCCGGCCTGGACGCGGAAGAAGCGGAAAAGGTGCAGGTATGCGTGGACGACTTGCCGCGCATTGAATGCTCGGCTGTCTACAACCACTGGCTGTCGACTAGCCGATCAATCGGGGGCGCATCGCCGGAATTAGCCTATGCGAGCGCCGTTACGCTGCTTAGGATTGCGTTCAACAGGCGTGGCGTGCTGCGCACTTAGACTAAGGGGCAAAACGCGCGCACACCCCCCTTGCGAGTTACTTAGCCGTGCTGTAGCCTTGTTTCCGGGGGGAAGTTGCCCCTAGAGTTTCGCGCCGCTTTGGGTTGGGACTACTTGGCCGGCGGCGATTAAAGGTTTCGCGTCTCCTCCTCCGAGTCCCATCGGGATTCTTAGCCGCTCCGTTCTGGAGCGGTTTTCTTTTGTGCTGAACAATCCGCAAGGAACTCAGCGAGATAGGTTGAATCTATGCCCGCGCCCATTGGCAACCAAAACGCCGCAAAGGCAAAGGTCTGGTCCGCAGCTATCGCCCGCGCGCTTGAGAAGCGCAGCAAGTTGGAGCAAAAAGACGCGCTGGACGATCTGGCTGAGAAGCTGCTCGGTCTGTGCGACCAAGGCGATCTCGGCGCGCTCAAGGAGTTGGGCGACCGTCTGGAAGGCAAAGCCGCACAGGCTATCGGCCTCGGCCAAGATCCCAACGCCGGCCCGGTGCGTACCTTCCACGAACTCGTATTGGTAGATGGCCGCGCAGACCCTGCGGCATAAGTTCCCTCGCAAGCTCGGCTGGCTAATCTCCGAGCAGCATCGGTACCGCGTCTTATACGGTGGGCGAGGGGGCGCGAAGTCTTGGGGCATTGCCCGCGCGTTGCTGTTGCTAGGCGTCACCAAGTCGCTGCGCATCCTGTGCGCTCGGGAGTTGCAGAACTCCATCCAAGACTCGGTGCACCGCCTGCTGGCCGACCAGATCGCCGCGATGGGGCTGGCCGACGAGTACGAGATCCAGCGCAGCACGATCATCGGCAGGAACGGCACTACGTTCGGCTTTGAGGGCTTGCGCCACAACATCACCTCGATCAAGTCCTACGAAGGCGCGGACATCTGCTGGGTCGAGGAAGCGCAGACGGTAAGTAAAGCGTCCTGGGATGTGCTGATCCCGACGATCAGGAAACCCGGCAGCGAGATATGGGTCAGCTTCAACCCGGAACTGGACACCGACGAGACGTACAAGCGGTTCGTGCTGAACCCGCCCGCCACCGCGAAGGTGGTGAAGATCGGCTGGCAGGACAACCCGTGGTTCCCCGATGTGCTTGACGCCGAGCGCAAGGATCTAGAGCAGCGCGACCCAGACGCCTATCTGACGGTGTGGGAAGGCCACTGCCGGCAGACGCTGGACGGTGCCGTCTACGCGGCTGAGATCCGCAAGGCGACGGAGGAGCAGCGCATTACGCGCGTGCCGTACGACGCGACTAAGCCGGTTCACACGTTCTGGGATATCGGCTGGTCGGACAGCACGTCTATCTGGTTTGCGCAGCAGATTGCCTATGAGTACCGGCTGATCGACTTCCACCAGGACCAGCAGAAGACGATTCCGCACTATTTGCAGGTTTTGCAAAACCGGGGCTACGTCTACGGTACGGATTACCTGCCGCACGACGCGCAGGCCAAGACGATCATCAGCGGCGGTAGGTCGATGCAGCAGATGCTGCAAGAGGCGGGCCGCAGGGTGGACATCGTGCCGAATACGGGCGTGGCCGAGGGCATCAACGCGGCGCGGACGTTGTTCTCGCAGTGCGTGTTCGATGAGATCAAGTGCGCCGACGGGCTAAACGCCTTGCGCCGCTATCGGTACGACGTAGACGCGGAAACCGGGCAGTGGAGTAAAAAGCCGCTGCACGACGCTAATTCCCACGCGGCTGACGCATTCCGCTACTTCGCGCTGTCTATCCGGCAAACGGATAAGAAGCGCCGCTCCGCCGATGCGGAAATGAACTGGATGGGCTAACAATGTCGGACAAGGACACCATCGCTGACGCGCTTGAGCGATTCAAGGCGAGCCACGATGCCGAGTCCGAGAACCGTGCTGACTTCCTCGACGATCTGCGCTTCGCCAGGATGGGCGAGCAGTGGGACGACAAGGTTCGCAAGTCGCGCGAGAGTGAAGGCCGTCCGTGCCTGACGATCAATCGCTTGCCCGCGTTTGCTAGGCAAGTCGTCAACGACGCAAGGCAGAACAAACCTGCAATCAAGGTTAGGCCCGCAGACAGCAATGCGGACCCGAAAACGGCCGAGATTTACAACGGCTTGATCCGCAACATCGAGCAGAGCAGCCACGCCGATGTGGCGTATGACACCGCACTCGAAAGCGCTGTCTACGGGGGCTTTGGCTACTTCAGGATCAAGACGGACTACGCTTTCGATGACACTTTTGACTTAGACATCTGCATCGAGCGCGTTGCCAACCCGCTGACGGTGTACGGCGATCCCGCATCGCAGGCCGCAGACGCCTCCGACTGGCGGTACGGGTTTGTGACCGAGATGATCCCGGTCGCGGACTTCAAGACCCGCTACAAGGGCGCTAAGGCGTTCGACTGGTCCGCCGACGGCAGCGAGAACGAGTCGCTGTGGCGCGAGGAAGATGCGGTGCGCGTGGCAGAGTACTGGTCACGCTCGGAGTACATGAAAAAGATCGTGCAATTGTCGTCCGGCGCGGTGCTGGATGCCAAGCAGTACGAATTGAATCGCGCCCTATTCGATGTGCAAGGCATCGAGGTGGTGGGCGACCGTGAGACGCGCTGCTACAAGGTCACGCAGACGATCATGACCGGCGCGGAAGTGCTGGAAAAAACCGAGTGGGCGGGTAAGTACATCCCCATCATCCCGGTGTACGGCGATGAGATCAACGTTGAGGGTAAGCGGTACTTTCGCAGCCTGATACGCGATGTGCGGGACGCGCAAAGGATGTACAACTTCTGGCGCACCAGCACCGCCGAGCTAGTGGCGTTGGCCCCTAAAGCCCCTTGGATCGGTCCTAAGGGCGCGTTCGATAGCGACATGGGGCGCTGGCAGACGGCTAACGCCAAAAGCCATCCGTTCTTGGAGTACGACGGCCCCGTGCCGCCGGAGCGTCAGCCCTTTGCAGGCGTGCCCGCTGGTGCGCTGCAAGAGGCGCTCAACTCCAGCGACGACATGAAGGCGATCTTGGGCATCTATGACGCCTCGTTGGGTGCTCGCAGCAACGAGACATCCGGCCGCGCGATCATGGCTAGGCAGAGGGAGGGCGACGTTAGCACCTTCCACTTCATCGACAACCTGTCCCGCGCTATCAAGTATGCAGGCCGCGTGCTGATCGACTTGATCCCCGCCGTCTACGACAAGCCGCGCATGGTGCGGGTGCTGGGCGAAGACGGTGCGCCGAAGGTGGTGGGCGTCAACCAAGCCCAGCCCGACGAGTTCGGGCAAGTGTACGAGCTGGCACGCGGCAAGTACGACCTCGTTGTCGAGTCCGGGCCGTCGTTCTCGACTAAGCGCGAGGAGATGAGCCAGTTCTTGATGGAGTTCATGCGCAGCAGCCCGCAGGCGGGGCCGCTCATCATGGACATGGTTGCCAAGAGCATGGACTTCCCCGAGTCCGACAAGATCGCCCGCCGGTTCCAAGCGATGTTGCCCCCGCAGATTCAGCAGATGGAGCAGCAGGGCGAGGAGCAAGGCTCGCCCGAGGTGCTCATGCAGCAGCTCGCACAAGCGCAAGGCCAGATGCAGCAAATGGGCGCGCAGATGCAGGAAATGCAGCGGGCATTGGAGATGGGGCAGGCTAAGGCTCAGGCCGAATTGCAAGCCGAGCGCGAAAAGACCGCCGCAAAGATCCAAGGCGAGATCCAGAAGGCGCAGATCGACGCGCAGACTGCTATTCGCAAAGCCGAGATGGACATCCAAGGCGACATCGCCAGCGAGCGCATCCGTGCGGACAGTGCCATCAGGCAGGCCCGTATCGGGGCTGTAGCGGCTCGCAACGAAACAACCCTTGCCGTCCTACGTGGCAAGCGTCCCAAGCCCGCTACGGGGCCGCAATGATGGACGCGCAAGACATGCCCGAAGGCTCGGAAGACGAGGCGATGGAGGGCGAGGAGTTTGAAGAGTTCGATGTTGCGTCGGAGCTATCGAACGGCATCCGCACAATGGTTGCGCTTCAGCAGCAGCAGTTGCAACTAATGGCCGCACTGGTCGATCAACTTTCCCGCCCTAAGCGGGTCATCAAGGACGAAAGCGGCCGAGTGATCGGCGTCGCTAGGGGGTAACTATGGCTCGACAGTACAGCGCCGCAGTGCGCAATGCCCAGGCCGATGCTTGGGAAACCGCTATCGGCACGTCTGCCGTCATCAAGATTCGCACCGGCGCGCAGCCTGCGTCGGTCGCAACGGCTGACAGCGGCACCGTGCTTGCGACGTTCTCGCTTGCGTCGGATTGGTGCGGTGCTGCGTCTGCGGGTGCGAAGGTGCTCAATAGCCTACCCGTGTCCACCACGGCATCGGCTACCGGCACCGCAGCCCATTACCGCATCTACGCCAGTGACGGAACGACCGCGCACGAGCAGGGGTCGGTCGGTACAGGCGGCGAGGACATGGTTATCGACAATGCGTCGATTACCAGCGGGCAGACGGTGCGTATCACGGCCTACACGAAAACTTGGCCGGGTGCGTAACCTGTGGCGATACTGCTCGACACGACCACTAAGGGCGAGTATGACGCCCTAACGCTCGCCTCCGCGCGTGCGTCATTGGTGGTGTCGGCGCTGTCAGGTACGGTTGTGGTCGAGGTGTACGACGGCCTGGATGTGCTGCGAGCGTCGGGCACGATGGCCGCGCCGTGGGCAACTAGCAGCGGGGCAACGATCACAGTGGGCGAGGTGACCGGCCTAGGGCTGCTGGTTACGTCAGGCGGTGCGCCCACTGCTGAGTGGTATTGCCAGTTTCGCAGCGGCACGAGGTTTGTGCGCGGCACATTTGGCGTGGCAGGTAGCGGGCGGGACTTTGTGTGGTCGCTGGCGAGCTTCCAGGCGAATAGCAGGGGCACGCTTGGGACGGTGGCTATCACAGCGACCGGCGACGGCATCGCCCCGTCCAATCTGCCGTTGCTGTACGAGGCAAACGTCACGGCTTCAGGGCGTTATCTTGGCGCGTTCCGAGTGCCGTTTGTGCAAGCGACGGCCAATGCCGGCAGCGATGGCGGCGCGATTGGGTTTAACCCGGCCGGTGATGAGGGCGCGGGTTCGCTGTTTATGCGAATCAACGACACGCCCAACAACGTTATCGAAATGTCGATCCCGACGCCAAGGACGGGCGCGGTAAGCGGACTCAATATTGCGGCGCTTCTGCAAGGCGCGGCCGACCCGTTCGAGGGTCAGATCGGTGAGGTAAATAACAACGGCAGTAGCAGCAACGTCGAGATCATGGGCCTGTACGCTGAAGGCTCGCACTTGTATTCGGTGGCGGCAAACTTCTACGATGCCGACGGTCGGATGGTGGCGTCGCACTTCCGAGGGGGCATCAACCTCGCAACAGCGGGCGATGTGCTGGGCGCTGCGAAAGTCGATTTCACGGTTAGCTCGGGATGGGGCTGGACCGGGTTTTCGACCGCGCAGATTCCGCGCTGGACGGGCGGCCCGATCTGCCCAATCCCGACAGCATGGCAGTCGAGTTTCGGCGGCACGCACCTGACCGGAATTGCGGGCCTTTCGATCAACAGTGCATACAGCAACGGGCCATGCGCCGCAGCGTTCAATCTTGCGGACCTGACCGGATCGGGCACGATTCAAAGCACGCTGGTAGTCGGCTATCCGTATCTGCCGGGCAGTCCCCCCGATGATGGGCAACCTCTGGTGCTGGATCTGCCTGCCCCTGGTCAATCAAGCAGCCAATGGAACAGGACGGCGCGCGTCCGGGGCATGTGCTTCCCCCTTGGATACAGGTCCGTCTTGTTCTTTGGGAAAATCGGCACCGGGCCGTTTACCTATGGCGTGACCGGGCAGCTTGATTCGCTCGGATCCGGGCTGACCATCGTAGACCCGTCGTTCAACGGGCAGGGCGACCACGCTTATCCGTACAGATACAAGGTATGGGCCTACGACGCGAATGACTTGGCAGCGGTGAAGAACGGGACGCTTGCGCCGCACGCAGTGTCGCCTTATTCCGAGTGGTTCGTCGACTTGCCGTACGAGGACTTGACAGGCAACCACTCGCTTGCGGCGGCGTTTGACCCGGTTGCGCTGCGGTTGTACTTGCAAGCACCCGGCCAAGACACCATCGGGCAGAACCCGCGCCCGGTCATTCACGTATTCCAGGTGGCATAAATGCCGGTATTCACAAAAGACAGCTTTGTCGATACGACCGGCACGAACCTAGAGTCGCACACGCCTTCAGGCACAGGCGCTGCGGGATCATGGGCGCGGGTAGGTGGTGCTGCTGGGCAGGCGAAGATCAATGCAAACGCATTGGAGTTCGCGGGCACCACGCAGACGCTGTACCACGGCTCCGACAACGGCTCGGCGGATCACTATGTCGAGGTGACGGCGGGCGCGAACTTCAACGCCAGATATTTCCCGGTCGTTGTTCGCGCCACCGACGCAAGCAACTGGATCGGGTTTCGCAACAACGGGCTGCACGAACTGATCAAGTGCGACGCCGGATCGCTCACGACGCTGGACTCTGATACCGGCACTATCGCTGCAACTGATGTTGTGCGGCTCGAAGTCACCGGAAACGCCTTTACGGTCAAGCTTAACGGCGCGACGATACTTACGGCGTCGGATGCGTTTAACAATACGGCCACCAAGTCGGGGTTGGTGCCTAGGTCGGACACTGCAACGGATGTGCTGCGGGCGTATGAGTCGGGTACAGATGCGGACCCCCCAAGCCCCCCGTCCGGCGTCACCTCCGGCAGCGTAACCGCTTACAGCGCTACCGCATCGTGGACGGACGCAAGCAGCGACGAAACCGGCTTTAAGGTGCAATACGCCCCTTCGCCTTACAGCTCCTGGACAGCCTTCAGCGGCTCGCCTGCCGCCGCCAACGCTACGACGCTGGCATCCGGCAACGTGCTGACGCCTGGCACGAGCTACAAGATCCGTGTCGCCAGCACCAACGCCAACGGCGACAGCGCGTTTGTCGAGTCGGGCGTATTCACCACCACGCCGTTGACATTCCTGCGCCCGATTGCCGATACCAGCAACGGCGCGTGGACGGCCTCCAGCGGCTCGGATCGTTACGCCATGATCGATGAGTCGTCGACCAACGACGCGGACTACATCACCGTTTCAACCGCCAGCACCTACAAGACGCGGCTGACCACCGTGTCCG